CCAAAAACATATGCTATAAAAAGACCAACATGGGATATCAATCCTACTAAAAAGATAGAAGACTTTAAGGTAGACTTCTATAGAAACTCTCTAGATGCCCTAGGAAGATTTGCATGCATGCCTCCAGAAGCTGTTGATGCATTTTTTAAGTCTAGAGAAAAAATAGAAAAAGCTTTTCATAAAATGAACATTGCCGTAGACCAATTCGGAAGATTAGAAGAATGGTTTCAGCCAGAGAAAGATAAAGAATATTTTATTCACGTAGACCTTGCACAAAAACATGACCACTGTGCAGTTGCAATGGCACACGTTAATAATTGGGTTAATGTAAAAGTTACAAGCGAATACTCTCAACCAGCACCAATAGTTGAAGTAGATGCAGTTAGATTTTGGACTCCAACATCAGATAAGTCAGTAGACTTTACAGAAGTTAAAGACTATATCCTATCATTGAAAACTCGTGGATTTAATATTAGAGTCTGCACATTCGATAGATGGAACTCACACGATATGATGCAGCAACTAAAACAATATGGAATTAATACAGAGTTGCTTTCTGTTGCTAAAAAACATTATGACGATATGGCAATGATAGTTGCAGAGGAAAGAGTTTCTGGACCAGCAATTAAATTGTTAATCGATGAATTATTACAGCTAAGGATTATGAGAGATAAAGTTGATCACCCAAGAAAGGGATCGAAAGACCTTGCAGACGCTGTGTGCGGGGCAATATTTAACTCTATCAGTAGAACTAAACAGGAAAATGATAGAGAGATTAAAATTCATACATACGAATCAATGAGTTATGACAATGACTCTAATGGAAATGATGAAGAGACTGTATTGAATATGATCAGGGCACCAAAGATGCCTTCGGACTTGAAAGACGCAATGGAAAGAATGATGATAATATGAGCGAATACCAAGATAGGGCAAAAGAATGCAAATGCTGTGGCAAGCATGTTCCACTACCAACAGTTTTAAAAGAATATAATGGAACAATAATGTGTCCAACCACATTTGCAAATGTATTAGAGTATAAAAGAATATGGAAAAGTTTGGGTGTCAGGCCTCAAGGTAATGTGCGTAAACATTTTTCAGAATATGTTCAGCAAATTGTAGAGCAAACTATAGATAAAAATGAAGATGGCAGTCTTCAATAATACTGCTGCATAATATAATTACTGGAAGAGGTCCACATGGACGAGGACGACGAAAAACTACAACATTACTTAGAGATAGGTGCAATAGAGCTGGAAGGCGTAGATGAAAATGGAGAAGTTATTTATTCCATTTCAGAAAAAGCAAAAGAAATAGCTCCAGAGCTATGGGAATCTCACAAGGAATGGGTGGATAAGGCTCTGCTTGATTTATATGAATCTGGACTTATATCTGTAGACTACAATGAAGATTTAGAAGCAACAATAAATCTTAGCCCAGAGGGATATGACAGAGCCAGGGATCTAGGCCTTATTGAATTAGATATAGATAAAGATATACCAAACAATTAAAATATATTTTTAATATTTTTTAGAATATGATATAATTATATTAGGATGCCCATAGGGGTCCTAAATTAACTTATTCGCTTGAAAGGGGAATAAAATGGTACAAACATATACATGGGATCTTTTTAAAGATCCATTTTTTATCGGCTTTAATCGTGAACTAGATAGACTTACAAGAGTTCACAGCCACGCATCAACCTCAACATACCCACCATATAATGTAATTAAAACAGACGACGAAGATACATTTTTAATCGAAGTTGCTGTGGCGGGCTTTGCCAAGGAAGACCTTGGAATCACCATAAAGGATCAGACTCTTACCGTAAAGGGTGAGATTAAAGATATTTCTGATGAAACAAAGTTCGTGCATAAGGGTATTGCAGCTCGTAAATTCACAAGAGAATTTGCTCTTGGAGAATATATTGAGGTTACTGGTGCTGAGGTATTAAACGGCATGCTTACAATTAAATTAGAGCGTGTTGTTCCTGAAGAGGAAAAGCCAAAAACCATCAAAATAAAATAAATAGTATAATATAAATCTGCACCCCGTCACTGGGGAGTCGCAGACTTTATGCGGGCCGCTACCCGCAGGATGGACCTGAGCACGTCCAGAAACTGCTCATTAATACTAAGGAGAATCGTGTTTGAATACTATGTAAAAAAGGTAAGCAAGGTTGTGGACGGAGATACAATCGATGTTGACATAGATCTTGGATTTGATATCTCTTTTAGTTCAAGAGTAAGATTAGCTGGAATTGATACTCCAGAAAGCCGTACGACTGACAAGATGGAAAAAGCATTGGGACTTGAATCTAAAGCATATCTAAAAAATGCAATTGATTCAGCAAAGACTGTAGTTATTAAAACAGAAAAGATGGATAGTTCAGAAAAGTATGGAAGAATTTTAGGATGGGTATTTTTAGATGGAGCTAGCATTTCAATAAATCAAAAAATGATTGATGATGGACATGCATGGGGCTACATGGGAGAAACTAAGGTTAAAGATTTTACAGCCTTAGCAGAGAAGAGAAAAAAGAGCGGTAAGTAATGCCTATATATGAATACAAATGTAGTTGTTCTCCAGAGGACATAGTACAATTTGAAAGAAGTATTTCAGACATTGAACCAGAGTATGGTTGCCTTAGTTGTGGCTCATCAATGATAAGACACTACGGAACATTCGGGATACAGTTTAATGGCTCTGGATTCTATAAAACAGACAATCCTAAGTAGTCAACTAACTTAAATTAATTAAACTCTCATGCTATAATTACTAGATTACATAAATAATTTATGTAAACTAGGAGAGTCTTGATTGACTAGAAAAGCTAAACTTTTATTATTCAGCCTAATTGTATTGGGCTGGCTATCATTTTCTGTACCAAATTATGCACATGCAACAGGAGATTCTGGACAGGAGCAAGTAGTAGTAAGCCCTGCACAACAAGCAGTTAACACAGCACTTGGGGTAGCGACTACAGAAGTTCAGCAGGCAATAGACTCAACCACAACAGCAGCAACAGAAATAGTTCAGGCACAAACCGAATATTCACAAGCCCAGTCTGTAACTACAGAGATAGCATCAAAAATATCTTTAGCTAATACGGAAATAAATAATGTGCAGTCTGCTATTAATACTGTTAGCAGTGTTGACCTATCTGCTACACCAATAGATCAAAGTTCTCAGGTAGTTCAAGATGCAAAAGCTACAGTAACTACTGCAACTACCGCTATAAATAATATAGCAACACAAATAACTCAGGCTCAGACAGCAATATCTGAAGCCGTTGCAGCAAAAACAGACGCATCTACAGCACAAGCAACTGCACAAACCGAATTAACTCAAGCAAACCTTGCTATTGATGCTGCCCAAACAGCAGTCAACAATTTACAAGCCACTATTGGAACTAGCACAAATGTTTTGGCTGGAGTAGATGATGCTGGGGTTCAAATGAATCTTCCGTTCGGAATGCAAATGGGTGGAACTGTTTACAACAATGTTTATGTCGGGTCTAACGCAACTATTACATTTGGTGTCAACGAAGGTCCTAATTATTACTCTACTCCAAGTGCCCCATCCGTATCTATAGCGGGATGGGACTGGACAACTTGGAGTACAGGAACTGGAATTACATATGCAACTACTGGAACAAGTTTAGATATTGCTTGGGATCTTAGACCTTATCCGCAACAAGATGCTTCTACACAAATGGTTCAAATTAGATTTAATGCTGATGTTAATCCAAATGACGGGGCATGGATGGCAAGTGTAACTGCTAATGGACCAATACCAGATCAAGCAAGATTTAATTATAGAGAGACTACAAACGGAACTATTACTAACATTACAGATACCAATGCTGGAGCAGGTTTTGCTGGACAAATAAGTCAAGGTGCAGCATTTACTCCATATGTAGATCCAAACACAGAAACAGTTCAGGCAGCAGTTGACGAAGCAAATGCAACTATTGCACAATTAAACTCAAGCCTTACTCCAGTAGTTGCTCAAAATACTACAAACACATCTAATATAAATGCTATTAATACTACATCTTTAACCAATACGGTAAACTCAGCG